CAGCGTTCCGGAAGTATTATCGATGGTCGTAACTGCGCCGGTGAAAAAGACCATAAAGCAGCCTTTGATGGTCCCGGTCCCGGTGATCGCAAACGAGAGCGCCGCCGAGAGCGCCTTGCTTCCGGCCGAGGCCGATGACCATGCGGCGGTTTTGCGCGGCGAGGTATAGGTCGGCGCGTTCGCGTTTCCTGCCTCAAGCCAGCCGGAATGCGATGACATGGTATCGGCCGCTGAAATAGCCGAATAGCTGGTCGAGGAAATGAGCCCCATATATGGGCCGGTGACGGTGTAGGCCGAGCCCGCGAGGGCTTGGTCGAGCATGACATTTTTGCCGACCGTCATTACGGTATTTATGATTTCGTCGCGCCATTTGACTCGCCCGTCAGCGCCGACGCATTCGACTGTATAAACGCCCTCGGCCCGGAGCGAATCCGATAGGCCAGCGGCGAGGATCGCGGACGAACTGAGAAGCGCGGCCGCTTTCAGGCGATCAAGTGTCCCATCAATCATGGCTACTTTTTCCCCTCTTTCGCCAATGCGGCGCGAGCGTCGAGGACGGCTTGCGCGGCCTTATGAATGTCGGCCTCGTCGACGTTGGCGGCCTTGCGCTCGTCGACGGCTTTCTCGTGCGCGGCCATCGCGGCTTTCACCTTGTCGGGATTTCCATCCTGCAAGGCTTTCACGAGGTCGACGCGCGTATTTTCGAAATTGTGACGGGGCGATTCCAGCTTTTTCAAAGCGGCCTCGGCCGCTGCGAGATTTTCCTTAGCGCCCATGAATTTGCTCCCTTGGCCTTGGCTTTTCCGTCCGCTCGGCCGCGCCCGCGATGTACGCCGCCCCGAAGCATTCGGTCGTAACTAGCACGACCATTCCGCGCTTGAAAGCTATCGAGATGGTTCGCTTGCGCGCCGGGACGAAATCGAAATCCTTTACGAATCTAACCCAAGGCATCAGGCGGCCTTACCCCAAAGCGGCGTCATCCAAGGCCGCGGAAGCCCATGATAACAAATTATCGAAGCGCCATTCGGGATTCGGATGGTCGAGCCCGGCTCCGGCGAATGCGGATCGACGCCGAGGCGGCAATGCAGCTTGTACGAAACGACTCGGCCGGGAAATTTCTTTTGCCAAAGCTCGGGCTTGATCGGCGTATTTTCTAGGATGAAAGCCTGATCGCCCCATCGCGCCGAGGTCGAGAAATCGCGCATGAAGGGCTCCGGCGACAAGGCGAATTTCTGATAAATCGCCGATAGATCGCAATCCCAAGCCATCATGCCGGAGCCGACGCGATCAGGCCGCCAGAAGTTTTGCAGCATCGTGAAGCGATGGCCGACCGTCAAATCGTCAAGCGCGCCGCACGGAATCGTGTCGAGGTCGAAATAAACAGCCGGGCCGCCCCAATCTTTCCGAAATAGTTCGATCTTCGACCACCATCCCGGCCAGTTATGCCGCAGCGGAACGATGCTGAATTTGTCGTCGGCGACGCCAGCAAGATCGGTGAGGCAAAGAAACCGGAACGGGATCGAGAGATTCTCGCTAAGGCCGCGCCAAAGATGCTCGACATGCGATTTTTTGTAATCGCCGCCCGATCTGAGGACACAGAGAATCGTCAGCAATCGCTCGGCCTCCTAATCTTCGTCTTCTAGTTCAAGGTCATTGAAGCCAAGCGCCCTGCGTGCGTTGGCGTGTGCCGTTTCAAACCTTGCGACGCTCGGCCCCATCATAATCAGCCCACCGTCCGTCAAGTCCCAAGCGTGAGTGTACATCTCCGACAACTCGGTCAGCGCTCGTTCAAGTTCCACAATCCGCGCGCCCAACTCTCGCTGTGTTTTCACGTTAGCTCCTACGCATGACGCTCTTTGAGTTTGCGGAAAATAGCATTGACCTTGGCAACCTTGTTTACGGCAATGTTGCGCGCCTTCCGGCCCATAATCAGTTTCGGGATTTTCCGCCTTTTCGTGCCTGCTGCGCCATGACCGCTCCTCTAAGTCGCTTTCTCAAACATCTTCGCCAGATCGGCGGCAGCGTCATTGCGTCCAGCTTGGTAGGCGGCTTGGAGGACTTTCATCATCTCACAGTTCCTTGTGGTGCATGGTGAACGATCCGGGCTGCGAACCATTATACAGCCGAGAGTCATCGCATCGCAGGATGCGTAGGCGGACTTGAGCAGTTTTGCATCCACGGTCCGGCTCCTGTATCAGACTTTCTCGTTCGTGACTTTGGTGACGTGGAACTCGAACAGCAACACTCCGGTCTGCGCTTTCTCGCTTATGTCCTCATAGAGCAATCCGGCCTCGTATGCGCTTGCGCAACGAAGGATGATCCTGACCGAGTGGTCCGGCATCAATTCAAGTTCCAGCTTGCTCGCCTCGCACGGTATGCCGTTCGTTTTCACAAATGCTCCTCTAGATGATGTTCTCGTCTTGTGTCTTGCCGCAGACTGAACAAGTCCGCTTCTGACGCTCCTCAGTCGCGTCTCGCATCGGAGCGTTGGGTTGCCACACGAAGCCGCCGATCTTGCCGGTCCAAACATAGCGTTCCCACTTCGACCATTTGTGAAACAGATGCATCCCGGCTCCTCAGTTAAGCGTTCCCGCCTTCGACAACCCTTGCCGAGGCTTTGATTTTTGCCATGAGACGACTTGTGAAGTCGCCCTTCTCGATGTCGCGGTGCGTCTTGCCGGGGTTGTCGCGCTCGAACTCAGTGAATACATCCTCAATCATCTGCTGGCTGAACCCAATCTCGACGTGCGTCGGTTTCTTCATGGCGGCGTGGCTCCTCACAGTTTCTTTCTCGGCGCGAACACGACGTTCCAATATGGGCCATGTGGTTCGCCGTCTTCGATAGTCCAGACGCGGCGCAAATCGGTCGGGATCACGCCGAACGAACGAAGCCATGCGAGCGCGCGGAAACCCTCACTCGGTCCGCCGTGGAACGCGATGGTCGGCTCGGCATACGAATGCCCGTTCCCGCCTTGACATGATTCGTAGGTTTCAAAATCCCCGGCACACATCAGACGCATCGCATCGCGAATACCGGCGTCGCAACCCTTGAGCATCTTTTCAGCCCAAGGTTCCAGCTTCCAATCTTTCGGATGGACACCAATGCGCTCTTGCGGAAGTTTGCCGGGACGATTCACAAAGACGCTCCAGACCCCGTCTTTAGATTGGTCGGAAGATTGGTCGGAACTCCAGCCGCCACAAGTGCTTTCACAACGGATTCCATTATTGCGGCGGCAAGAGTGCTGTCCGTTTCCTTGTGACTATTCTCTGGGCTGCACCATCCTCTGGCAACGGCTTCCGAGACGACATTGCGTATATGCTGCATTCTTGTCTCCTCAATCATTCTCGCCGTCACCCAAACGCCCGGCACATCCAAAGTCGGAAACGGCGATTCCCCACAGAGCCGCGCATGACGCAAAAATTAGAAGCAAGCTCATAACCCTGACTCCTTGCGCATCGCTATATATCGCTTGCGGTCAGCACGATCTAGCGGACCATGCGCGTTCGACCATACGCTAAGCACGATCCAGAACGCGAACCAGCCGAGGAAGATTATCGCTGCACCGATGCTCATTGCGTGTCGCTCACCAGCCGGAAAAAGTTCGGTAAGTTCCTCATCGCGTAATAATGGAACTTGTAGAATCCGCCGGTGCCAGCCAGCACGAATCTGTTGTGCGGAATGCAGTCGATGTATTCCCAAGTCGATTGCAGAAGTTTCATGGGTTGCTCCTCACTCTCTCGTTATAGATAGTGGGCTGTTCAATTTCATTCTGACTTGACGGATGCCACACCACTCGCACCAGTCCGTCACGTCGCCTTCGATATGGCAGACCTTCATGTGATGCCAGTTGTGGCGATGAAGAAACCGCATGAGCGGACGGTAGGCCCAACTGTACCAAAGCCAGTATTTCATCGGCGCTCCGTCACTTGGGTTTCTTGAAACGCTTTTTGTATGCGAAGCGCGGACCGAACGCAGCGTATGCGCTTGATTGCGGCCAGTTCGTCATCGCAAAGAAAAGCGGAATCGTTTTGACGTTTGGATCATGCCAAGCGCGCTCGGCTTTTTCCTCCGGCCATTTCTTCGCTCGCTTCGATGCGACGCTCAACTCCGCAAGCTCGGAAGCGCGCCGCGATGAGAGCGGCCTATGTGATAGAGCGCGGTCCAGCATTTCAACGCAATGGTCGCGGCTGTTCTCGCCATGGTCTATGTCAAGGATCGTAGCTCCCCATGAATGAACAAGCTTGATCGCGGATTGCATTTGCTTTCGCGTTGAGCCGAAGGTGCGAAGTCCGTCCGGAACTGCAAGCCGCTCGCCTTTGCGAAGGTTGAATTTGCTTCCGGGTAGCTCACCGTCCGCCGCGCAATAGATAGTTCGGACACCGGCCGCTTTTAGGCGCGCGACTCCGGCGCGGTCCAAAGCGTAACCCCTAGCGATTCCATTAGCGGCGGTATTTGCGGCCATGTAAATCTTCTAGCCGCTACTAGAATTGTGGTCAATGGCGGATTATAAGACCTATCCGGGAGAGCCCGGAATCAATAGGAGACGCCGCAATGAAACGTCCACGCGATGACAAGGGCCATTTCGTCCCGCTCGACTGTCCAGACCCGAACTGCTCGGCGGGGCGCTTGGTCTACGAGCCGTCGCATTCTCACTTCGGCATGACGCCGATCTGGCGCTGTGATGGCCTTGTTGATCCGGGCGATCCGTCGAAGGAACTTGAGGCTTGCGGGTTCTCGCACATCGACGGCGACCCATACGATCCCACGATCAGAAATTGAGGCCGCGCTTAAGCCGGGCTCATCAAGAGATTTCTAACGTCCATCACCGACTCGACGCGATAGCGCGGAATTTCGTGTTGGACCGCGGCGCGCTCGTCCTCGCCGAGCGCCTCGACGATGAGCTTTGGATTGCAAAGGTCGATTGTCGCCATCGCGCCGCGCAGCACGGCAGGCTCGCCGCGCTCGACGTCGATCTTGATCGCGCAAACGTCGTCGAGGTGCATCGCGTCGACCGTGACGGATGCGACCGGCATTTTGTAACCTTTTTTCCGGACGAGGCTCGCGCCAGCGGTGAGCCCGCGCACCTTGTCGTTATATGTGAGGTCGAGCTTGCCGACCGTTTCGGAAACAACGCCCGCGACGATTTCGAATTTGACGTTATTCTGAATCGCGTTCATGCGAATCCGATTGAGGTTGAGCGGCATCGGCTCAAAGCACCAAACTTTGCAACCGAGCTTCGCGGCGGCAATCGCGAAGAGCCCGCTATAGCCGCCAATGTCGAGCGCTGTTTTGCCCTTCACGCACATATCAGCCCACGCGGCGAGGCTCTTCGGCTCGAATGGCTTTTTCTTTTCGCGGATATGGGCGACGATTCTGTCGTCGTGCGCGATGAGCCCGACCTTGACCGGCCCGACCTTGATCCATTCCATATCCATAAATCAGACCTTTGCGGAAAAGCGATGGCCGGTATAGCCGCCGTGATTTTGAATGCGATAGTCGCCGAACGGAAAGCGCGGCCGATATTTGTCGACGTAAAATCCGGCGCTCGTCGCCTCGCGCAATAGTTGATCGAAAAGCTGGATCAGATCGGCTCGCCAATGCAGCCGCGTTTTGCCGTCGAACCAATGCCTCCGGCCCTCGTTCGCGAGCCGCGGCACGGCGAAACGGAGATGAGGCTGCGCGCTCTCGTCGGAATAATGGATCAGCTTGATTTTTGAGTCGCGAATGTTCGCGAAGTCCTCGCCGTCGATCACGTTCCAAGCGCCGCGGAAGGGCTGGATGAGCTTCGAATTCCGAAAGCGCGCAATCATTTCTTGATGCGAGTTCGGCTTACGAAGCTCCGGCGCTGGCAAAATGTGAGGATAGATCGCTTCGCAATCAAAGAGGCTCACGCAAAAGCGCCACGAGTCCCGGCCGCCCTTCGCGATGATGCATTTGCCCTGCTCGAATGTTTGATGCCAAAGCTCGGCAACGTCGGCGCGAAAGATGACGTCGCTGTCCGTATAGATCGCCTTGCCCTGATAGCCGCAAAGCGACGGCACGGCCCAACGCAAGCCGGAGAACGGCGTCGACCAATTTTTCGTTTGCCATCCGCTCAAGCCATTCGAATAGAAAGGCGATGATGGATCGCGAGAGAGTTGCATCCAAACGATTTCGACGGGCTCGCTCGCATATTTCCGAAGCGTGTATTCGAGGACGGCTTGACTCTCCAAGTCGTCGCCGCTCGCGCAGCCGACAAAAACTCGGATCATCGGTAAACCTTAAGCTGGTTGACGAGATAATCGAACGTCGTCGGAATTTCGAACGGCGCTGCGCGGACGTCGGCCACGACCGGCAACGGATGCTCGTGCCAATGCCCGACGAGAAAAAGGACGGCCATCTCGACTTGCGGCGGCAAGATCAGTTCCGCGTCGTCGCCCGAGCCCGACGCTTCAAGGTTGTCGTCATAACCGGCGTCGAACGAGACGCGAACGGGCTGCGGCAAAAGCGAGAGAATCGGGAACGTAAAAGCGCGATTGAACGTGATATCCGCGCCCTCCGGCGTGCGTTGCCAAGAATAATTTACCGGATCGATGGTCTGCTCGACATCGTTCGCGTCGAGATATTTAACGGCCGTGACGTTGCGAACGGGACATGCCGGGATTTGCATCGTCGGCCAGCCGAGCCGGGTCTGCCCGTCAAATCGAACGTATCCGGTCGCGCCGAGGATCGCTTGCCCGTCGAAGCGCGCGAAGCCGAAGCCAGCGGGCCACCAATCGAGCCGGTATTCCCACGACGAGCGCCTCACGGTGATATGCGCCTGTTCTTCGACCGCGGCCGTGGCCGCGAGGATCAGATCGCTCAAGTCCTCGTCGAAGTCGTCGGTATCGATGCGAAGCCGTTTCTTGGCGCGCTCGACCGTGACGGGAGGGTTATCGCTGAGAGTGATTCTTTTTAGCATCCGATTGCGTCCTCAAATGTCACGCGCGGATAGTTTTTGAGCGCGGAAATTTTGGAGCAGTTGACGACGGGAATGCCGAGTGCCTCGAAAGTTTCCGAGGCTCCATCGATAGCGCGTCGCCAACGTTCGATGTTTTTCGCCATAGGGTTATTTTGCCCGTTCGGATGCGGCCCGTGCCAATGCATACCAAGATCGATCCGCATATCATAGCCGACGAGGACGATTTTCGACGGCAGGAACTGCGCCGCGAGGTTAAGCGCCTGAAATCCGCCGTTGCCGCCCCACCCGATCACGCCGGGCTCGGTGAGCAAGATATCGTCGCGGTCGCGCCTGCTCTCGACGCGCTTGATTTCGGGGAAATGGCGCGGCGTGTCGGCATCCTGAGAGATTTTCATCCCTTGGAAGCCGCGCGCGCCATTGTTGAATTTCCACCACGCGAAATCGCACGCATAAAGGACGTCGGCCCACGGCGCGAGCTTCCATGAGGTGTTTATCGTGATGATCCGCGCCTTGCCGCGCGCCGCCGACAGATCGACGTCGGCCGCGCTCGGGCCGCTGGCGACGATGATGCAAGGCTCTCCCCGCCAATCCGGCCACCACGCCGGAGCGGTTTCGTAAAGCGGCGAGGTCTTTTTGTCGGCCACCTCGACGAGCTTGTTTACCGCGCCTTGGTCGAATGTCGGGATCGCGAGCTTGCGCTGCTCCAAATCCTTCGCGCGCAAAAGCGAAACCTTCAGGATTTCCCCGGCCTCGACGATTTTGCCGCCGTCGCCCATATGCGGCCGCAAAACCCGAACGCGCATCGCCTGATCCCCGAACTTATGGAAAGGGGCGACCTCGCGGCCGCCCCGATCCCCTAGGCCCTGCAATCCTAGGAACTAGGTTGCCTTGGTGAACGAGCCGTAAATGAACCCCTCCGGACGGTACGTCGCAAGGGCCGTGCGCTCTTCGCCGCGAATCGAAACGAGATTCTTTTCGAAGTCGTCGGCGTTTTCGGTCGAGAGAACGACGTTTGCGTCCTCGCGGTCGAAAATCTGCGCCCCGCCTTGGAACGGCCCGGTCAGGAACTTCCCGACGAATGCCGTAATCTCGGTCGTCGCGATGGGAAGCCCCCACAGCGACGGCGTGAGATTGCGGCCGGGATCGCCGATGATGTACCGGCCGAGCGTGTCTTTGCGGAGTTCGATCTGCGCCCAATCGGTGTAATGCATCACGAGGCCGGTCGCCGGAATACGGGCAAGCTGCGATTGTAGGATCGCGAGCCGTACATCGTCGATTTCCGTCATCAAGGTAACGGTGAACTCGTGATGATACGCTGTCGCCTGCGGCACGAGGCCGTGAAGGTGAACGCCCGAGCCGTCGCCGAAGAGGAATTCCTGCTCTTCAGCAAAGCGCAAGCCGTAACGCAGTTCGACGTCGATCAGAGATTGCAACTGAGCAAAATCGTCGAGGATTTGCTTCGACGCTTTGAACATATGCGCAATCGTCGCGACCGGCGTAATTTTCGAGGTGAACGTAATATCGGAATAGGGCTTTGCGGTCCCTTCCGAAACGACCTTTGCCGCGTTCGTGAAGCCGGTTTGCTGCACCCAAAAAATAGCCGGCGAAGTCGTGCGGCCGGGCGAGAGCAGATCGCGGACGAACAGCCGTTGACGGAGGCGCTCCAAAACGCCCGGCAAAACTTGCGGCTGAACGACCGGAGCGGCCGTTGTTGGGATGAGCCCCGTCGAGGTCGTCGTTTGTTTGACCTCAACCGAGATGCGCCGACCTTGTGAAATCTTGTCGGCGAAGGCTTTCAAGCCCTCAAAGGCGACGACTTGCTCGCCGATGCTCTTCGCCTGTTCCGGCTCGGAGCCGCGACGAACGGCCATCTGCTCGACTTCGCGAAGCTGCTCTTCGACGATGGCGAGCTTTTTGGATTGTGCAACGTTGTCGGCGACGATTTTGTCGACCGTCTCTTTGGTGGAATTTGAAAGAGTCGCGACGCCGCGAATTTCCTTCAGGGCTTCCTCGGCCTGCTTCGCGATTGCTTCGCGATGCGAGTCGATCTTGCTCGAAACCTCTTTGACGAGGTCGTCGAGTTCTTTTTCAGCGAGAGGCATTTGGTTTTTCCAGTTCTAGCAATGAAAGACTCAGCCGGAGTCTCGCGGTGCCGCTCAACGCGGCGGGCTGCTCGGCAGCGCTCGGCTTGCCATCGTCGGCAGCGCTCGGCTTGCCGCACAATTGCTTAATGAGGTGGCGACGCTGCGAACGCGGAACGCCCGCGGCGGCCAGCCCCTTATCGATTTCGCGCATCGCGGCTTGCGGGCCGCTCACGAGTTCATTTTTCGCGGGCGGCGTTTCGTCCGCTGGCAAAAGCTCGTCGGCGAAACCCTTGTCGACGGCCTCACTTCCGCCGATCCAAGTCTCGTTTTCGAGCATCGTCCGGATCGCCTTTTGATCCATGCCCGTTCGTGTCGCGAAAATATCCGCGGTCACGGTGTCGAACGGATCGAGGCCGTCAGCGATGGCGCGCAGATCGGTCGCGTTTCCCATCGCCAAAACCCAAACGTTATGGATCATCAAAAATCCGGCGCGCGGAACTTGAATTTTGTCGCCCGCCATTGCGATCACGGCGGCGGCGCTGGCCGCGACGCCCATAACCTTCACGGTGACGTTGCGCGGATGATCGCGAAGCAAATTGTAGATTGCCAGCCCTTCGAAAAAATCGCCGCCCGGCGAATTGATCGCGACCGTCACGGCCCTTTTTCCGATGGTCTTAAGCTGATCGGCAATCGACTTTGCGGTCACGCCGCCGCCCATCCAATCCGCGCCGATAGAATCCATGATCGAAATCGTTTCGGGATCGGCGCTCGACTGTCGCGGGCTATCCTCCCAAATTTTCGAGGCGCGCGCGTTCAGCTCCCAATCGAGATTTTTCGCGCGCGATTGGATCGAGTTCAGCAACGCCATATCGATAGCGGGCAGCTTGCGGATGCTCATTTAAGCGCCTCCCTGTGGCGGCGTTGGCTTCGCCGGATTCGTCGGCGTGAGGTTTATCCCGGCCTTGTCGAGCGGCACGAGAGTCGAATTGATGTAGAGTTTTTCGCCGCCCGGCATCTTTGGAAGATTCTCTTTCGCTCGCGCTTCGTCCGGAGTCATCACCGCATTTTGGATCAATTTCGAGTATTGATCGGCGCGCGCGACGCTGTCGCCGCGCAGCAATCCCTCGACATTGAATTCCGCATATATCCCTTCGACTTCATCGCTCGTCGAAAGCAAGTCTTTCGAGATGCGCTGCTCAATTCGTTCGAGATATGGCAAAAGCGCGGTTTTGTAAAATCCGAGCGTGACTTGCTCGATGCCAGTTCCCCAAGCCGTGACGCCGTTCGCGTTGTGGCCGACCATGATCGGCGGCACGCCCATCCATCGGCAAACGTCCTCGATGTTGAACTGGCGCGAGGCGATCAGTTCGGCGTCGCGCGGCGAAATCGAGACGGTTTTGATATCGACGCCAGCCTCAAGCACGCCCCATTGTTTCGCGTTCGGGCCGGTAAAGGGCGAGATGAGATTTTTTTCGATTTGGTCGCGCTGCTCCGGCTTCAAAAGGCCCGGCGTCGTGAAAAAACCTTTCGCCCTCAGCCCCTTCGAATAAACCTCGGCGGCCGCTCGATCCGTGGCCTGAGAGAGCCCGAGCGTTTGGCGCGCGTAAGCGACCGGCGAAAGGCCCAAGCCGTCGCTGCAATCGCCGAAGCCGCGAACGTGAAAAATGCGCTCTTCCGGAACGATTATCTCCTTGCCATATCTCGAATATCGATATTCGAGCTTTCCGCTTTCCAAACGGCGAACAAAGGTGTCGTAAGGCATGTTTTCGAGCGACAGGATTCGCCCGTTGCTCATCACCTTTTCGGCGTAGCCGTTGCCGCCTGTGCAAAGCCCAAAAACCCGGCCCTCCCAAAATTCGAGCGCGGTCTGATCGGCGTTTGGGCTCTTCGCGAGCAGGCGATAAAGCGGATGATCGCGCCGCTCGACGCGCTCGCCGGTCGGGAGTCGCTGATAGAGCGAGAGCGGCAACGTCGCGACGACTTGCGAAATGAGTCGCGTGCAAGCCCACCACGCCGATAGCTTCAGCGCGGTTTGCGCGTTGACGTTTTCTCCGGCCCAAGACTCGATGCCCTGATAGAGCGGCGAGGACGGATCGCGAGCCGTGAAAATGCGGCCAATCCAGTTCGACCACCAATTCATTTCACGCCGTCACAACGTTAGAGAGGAAGTCGCCGATATCCACGATATCCGCCTTTCTGAGCCGCGCCTTGAGTCCACATACCATCGCGGTTGCAACTGCGCCATCAATGCGGAAGCGCGCCGCCTCTTTGTCGATCTTGCGATTCCCGGCCGGATCGAGCGTCGCGACCGCGTTCGCCATGTTCCAATTGAGAACGGGATTGTTTGGATGCTCAAGCTCGCGCGTGAGGACCGAGGATTCGAAGGCGTCGACGGCTGGCCCCATGTCTCGATAACCTTGCCCCCAAGGGATGAGCCGGAGCCCATCGCCGAGAATCTTGTCGGCTGCGCCCTCGTCAATCCATGCCTGCAAGCCGATATGATCGAACTCGCGAAGCAAATCTTTAATGCGCCAGCGGTCGTAAGCCAAGGCGAGGACGTCATAGTCGGCGCAAAGTTCGGCGATCTTTTTCGCGACGACGGCCGGGTCGATCACTTTGCCGGGCGAGGTGAGCAGCGCGCCCGACTTGGCCCATTCCTGATAGCGTTGATTGCCCGCGCCGAAATCGCGGTCGGAATGCTCTTTCAATTTCGCTTCCGGCTTCCACAGAAACGCCCGGAGCCGCGTGTCGCCGTTCCCCGCGCTCGCCATTGTCAGCGCCGTAAGGTCGGAAACCGACGACAGATCGAGTGCAAGATAAACTTCCTCGTTCACGGCGAAGAGCGCCGAGCCTGCGCACGCCGCCCATTCGATCCGTGAGATGAGCGAGCTTGTCGGCGCGACGCGCTGATTCAGGTAAAGGTTTCTGAATTTCGGCTCTTCCGATGGCATTCGCTGCGCCTTGCGCGCGAGAGCTTCGAAATCGCCGCGGTCGCGGAAGTCGCCGAGCGCCGGATTCGCCAGCGCCCAAACTTCCGGATCGAAAACGTCGGCGCAATCTTCCGGCACGGCGTAGAGATGGCAAACGATGGTCGGATCGAGGCCGGAGAGCCCGTCGTCGATCAGTTTCGAGAGGATATGCTGCGGATCATTGCTTTGCGTCGAGATGACGATCATCAACGGCTCGAAGCGCGCGCCCATCGACGTATCGAGGACGTCGTAAAGATCGGTCGACTTCGCTTGCGCAAGCTCGTCGTAAATTACGACGGTCGGATTGAAGCCGTGTTTCGTTCCGGCCTCGGAAGAGATGGCGCGATAAAAACTCCCGTTTCCGTAAGCGACGATGGTTTTTGTCGAGTCAATCACTTTCAGCATCGCGAGCAATTCCGGATCGGCGCGCACCATTTGCGCAGCGATGCGAAACACGATGGAAGCCTGATCGCGGTCGTTCGCGGCCGAGTAGATTTCGCCGTTATTGATCGACTCCGGGCCGATGAGATGGACGAGTGCGAGCGCGGCGATCAACGCCGTCTTTCCATTCTTGCGCGCGACGGAGAGGATCGCGCGGCGCACGACGCGACGGCCGCCTTCGTTTGGTCCGTAAACGTCATAAATGAATCGACGTTGCCACGGCCGGAGGCGAAACGGTTTGCCCGCGCCGAAGCCGCTCGGGACGACGAGTTTCTCGATGAACGCGATTACTTTGTCGGCGCGCTTGCTACCGCTAGGCGGTTTCGGTTTCGCGCCCGATGAGCCCGGCGAACT